CACCCCATCCCCGCACCCGGCTTTCATCGCAACCCCGGCGCGTATCCTGACAAGATACCGCCGGGGACGAAGATTAGGGTGCAATTTGGAAACGGGTGCATTGACGACAAGCATACATATGAGCCGCACCAGCTACGCTGGAACCTGACGGGCGACGATTGGGATGTGGCGGCGATTGCGTTGGCGTGAAGTTCGGAGAGTGAAGCTATGACATTGCGCCCCTATCAATCCGAAGCAGTGGGAGCCGCGCAAGAGTGGATGCGGGCTAGTGTTGATCCGTGCTTGATCGAAGCGCCAACGGGCGCGGGCAAGTCACACATTGTGGCGGCACTAGCAGATTGGCTGCACGGTATCAGCCGGGGCAAGCGGGTATTGTGCCTTGCCCCTCAAAAAGAGTTAGTCCTGCAAAACGCGGCCAAGATGCGCGCTACGGGGGCCGATTGCTCGATATTCAGCGCCAGCGCTGGGATTAAGTCCACGCGGCACAAGATCATTTTTGCCACGCCTTTGAGCGTCAAGAATTCCATGTCGCGCTTCCTTAAAGAGTTTTGCGCGGTGGTGCTGGATGAAGCGCACACACTTTCGCCTACAGTGCTGGCCATCATCGAAGCCATGCGCCGGGAAAACCCTAACCTGCGGGTCGTTGGCCTAACCGCCACGCCTTACAGGCTAGGTCAAGGATTTATCTATCGAGTAGACTATCGCGGCCATGCACACGGCGATGATGTGGCGCGCGCCCCGTTTTTCACAAAGCTGGTTTACCGGATAGACGCGCGGCACCTGATAGAAGCGGGGTATCTTACGCCGCCGCGTATCGGTGCCATAAATTCAAGCGATGCTTACGACACAAGCGGCCTTGTGCTGCGGCCTAATGGCAAATTCGACGAGCGCAGCGTTGACGCGGCCTTTGTCGGCCATGGGCGCAAAACGGCGGGGATCGTGGCGGACGTAGTGGCGCAGTCGCGTGATAGGCGCGGGGTGGTGTTTTTCGCCGCCACTGTGCGCCACGCCGAGGAAGTGCTTGCCAGCCTGCCGCCGGAAATGTCTGCCATGATTACGGGCGATACGCCGAACCGTGGTGCGATTTTGAAAGCCTTTGATGATCGCAAGCTGAAGTATCTCGTGAATGTCGGTGTGCTTACTACGGGATGGGACTGCCCCCACGTGGACGTTATCGCGCTATTGAGGCGCACTGAAAGCGTCGGCTTGATGCAGCAAATGATCGGACGCGGCCTGCGGCTATGCGAAGGCAAGGTCGATTGCCTTGTGCTGGATTATGCCGCCAACCTCGAAACGCACGCACCAGACGGGGATATATTCGCTCCCAAGGTTAAAGCCAGCGGCACCGGAGGCGGCGGCGAGCCGCTACAGGCGGTATGCCCCGATTGCAGCCATGTGAACGAGTTTACCCGGCACAAGGATTATGCCGACTACCAGACTGACGAAAACGGCTATTGCCTAGACGTTTTTGGCGAGCGGCTCATGTCCGAATATGGCCCGGTGCCGGGGCATTACGGGCGGAGGTGCTTCGGGATGCTGCGCGTAGGCGAGCGGGGGGAGTATCAGCGTTGCAATCATCGCTGGACTTCGAAGGAATGCCCCCAATGCGGTGAAGGCAATGACATAGCCGCGCGATACTGCCACGCCTGCAAGGCAGAGATCGTTGACCCGAACGAAAAACTCGTGGCCGATTTTAAAGCTATGAAGCGCGACCCCAGCCGCCCGCAAACCGATGTTGTGGTGTCAATGACGGTTAAGGAAGGCGTATCGCAGCGCGGCAATCCTACGTTGCGGGTGGATTGGGTAACGCCCTATCGGCAATTCAGCACGTGGTTTCAATTGCAGCCGACACATAGCCGCGCGATGGCTGACCTTAGCCGGTTTAGAGCCGCCACGGTTGATGGGCGAGTGCCTGAGACTATCAGCTACGCAAAAGACTTGGACAGCGGCTTTTTCCGCATTCTAGGCTATGACTTGTCTGCGGATGTTGAACCGGAAATGAGGAAGGTTGCTGCATGAACATCAAAAACATCACCATCCCCATTTATGGCGACCAGACATATCGCGGGAAGTGCCCAAAAGAGGCGACTGAACAAGCCAGCTTCTTCGCCAAGCTGCGGCGCGAATATCCGGACACGTTCGGGCGGATCGCGCTGCACCCTCGGAACGAGGGACTGCTTATTAATGGCCAGTTTCAGGCGGTGGTGAAGCACCAGTTAGAAGGCATGGCGAAAGGCGCTGCGGATGTTGTGATACCGGGGGCGCGCACCTTTATCTGCGAATTAAAGCGCTGCGACCATACTTTATCGAAGTGGCAAGACGGGCAGATCGCTTATCTTGAAGCCGCCGCAAGCGCAGGTGCATTTGTGTGTGTTGCTCTAGGCGCTGCGGCGGCTTGGGAGGCTTTTGAGGATTGGCTTTCAGGGGCTAAATAGTCACCGCGCCTGCGCCCCCAAGTCGTCACGGATAGCCCGAAAAGCCGCGCACACCATAGGCCAAGGCACTTGCAGCCGCCCGCAAGCCGCTTGCAATTCCACGCCGTCAGACAGCAATTCTGCCAGACGCTGCTTAATATCCACCTTCCGGCGCTTCGATGCGTTTGACCACGCCGGGGCTGCGGGCATGGTAAATTCGCCATTCTTGCGCATCCGGCTGATGACGCCAGAAATGCAATTACGGGACACGCCGAAATGATCGCCAATCTCAGACATGGACGCGCCGCTTTCAAACATCCGTATGACGGTTTGCTTGCTTTGCTCAGACCACTTGCCGGTCATTGGTTACTCTCCATAGCGTCGGCCAGCTTGGCCATTGTGAGAGGGCGCATTGCAGCACCGCCTTTCCACCTGTAGAACGCGGAAGGCGCAACGCCCGCATCGCGTATAAATTGCGTGAGAGGCTTGCGGGCTTTAACTGCCGCCGCCTCGACCTGTTGAGGTGTGAGATCGTTTTGCATGGCACTTCGATACCTGAGCCGATGCGATAGCGCAAGCGCGATTATTTGCTACCTGTTGCGAATTATAGCTTGACCGCCACCCCATCGCGCGCTTATCAGGGTGGGGCAACGCAACAAAGGAGAGCTTGCAATGTCAACTTCAATTATGATCCACAACGTCGAGCGGGTTTCAGCTAGCGCTGTATCCTACAGCAACGCGAACTCAATTACGCTTTATGTCACTACGCAGAATGAGAGCTATTCAATTACTCTGTTCAATCTGCCCGCCGAAGCCGCCGATCATATTGCACGGGGGCTTGGCGATTACCCACGCATGAATGAAGATGAAATCCGCGCCGACGAACGCCGCAAGATCGCGGCCAAGTTGGGGCTTTAATCCTGCGGCCTAGGTAAGCCGGAAAACTGCCTAACCCCACACACAGGAGAGTGACATGCGACAGCTTACCGATACAGAAACCACCGCAATGCAGACCTTCTGCGAAACGCGCGATGATGTGTGCTTTGCCGAATGGACTGGCACTGAATACCGTGTTTTCCGCATCCTGTTCGATGGCAGTGAAAGCGAAGGCACGGGCGATACGCTTGAGGAAGCATATCTTGCAGGCGCGATGCTGCCACAGATTGCGCTTCCGGTCGATGTAACCGATGCGGATGCGTCCCCGAACATTGCAGAGGCTATCTTTTGGGCAACCCGTGATGGAGGCGAGGCATGACTACGGACGCAACGCAGGTTGCGCAGCTTAAGGTGGCATCTGACAGGTGTTACCACGGCCTTCACTACATTGAAGGTGCGCCATTCCGCATTCCATTTTGGACGATAGCGACGAACATTGATCCAGTAGAAGGCGTTAGACGCTTGCGCTTTGCTGACGATTTAGTCGCCGCTTGGAACAATCGCACCACCACCGCCACCCTCACCGCGCAGGTAGAGGCGCTGACAGCCGAGAGAAACGCGCTGCGGGAGGCGTTGGAGCAGATCGCCAATAACAACTGGCGGGATCAGTCACGCGCCAAGCAGGTAGCCCGCGCCGCTCTCGCCAGCACCAGCGAAGGGGAGGGGTGATGGAGTTCTGGAGCGAAACCAAGCCCGTTGCCAAGGTCGCGCACAAGTGTGATGCTTGTGAGCATCCCATAGAAATAGGGCAACAGTATTCCCGCATGGCGGGAAAGGATGATGGCTATTTCTTCACCATCAAGCAGCACCTTGAATGCCGCGTCGCTGAGTGCGCCCTTGCTGACCTCAAGGATTTGATCGGCGGAGAAGAGTGGTGCCACCTTAACGACTTAGACGAACCCGATGATTTGTTTTGGCTTCAAGCTGAGCACCCTGTCGTCTTTGAGCGGATCAAGGCCCGCTATGCCCGTTGGCTGGAGAACTCTAATGCGTGACCTCGCCCCCTTTTGCATCCGCGCCTACCGCCCCGCGCGCCCGTCAATGTGGCGTGATGTGCGCGCTATCCCGTTCGACCTGCGCGAAGGCATGGCCGTGATCGGCTCGCTGGCGATGTGGGCGATGATTTATGCGGTGTTTGCATGACGCCCCACCACGCATGGACGCAATGGCTCGCCAGCGATGATGGATGGCCAACCTTGGACCTAGTGCCCGCTGCTGACCTTGCAGAATATGAGGCGGCGGCGAGCGAGATTTTGGAAGGGATTGGATTGTGACTGAGCATACGAAAGAGCCGTGGGCCGTTAGCCGATACGGTGACATTCAAGGGCCTGACTGCGCAGACGGCGATGCTTTTGTCGCCATCAGGGTTTGCGGCTCGACGCGGCAATCTCGGCACGGCGTCGCTAGGTGCAAAGAGGCTGGAGCCAATCTCCAAAGGGCGGTCGATTGCGTCAACGCCCTCGCAGGCTTGAACCCGTCCGCCGTGGCGGCGCTGATCGAGGCGGCGGAGAATGCCGTTCTTGAAGCACCTTCAGAGGGGGGCGAGCCTTGGCTTTTGGCCTTGGAAACCGCCATCGCCAACATTCGGGGAGAGCAGGCATGACTGAACCGAAGCTGCTGACTGAGGCGGAGGCGCGCAATCTGTGGGCGCAGCCCCATGCCCGCGACCATTTTATTGAATTGCTCCGCGAGCGCGGCCTGATTGCTGAGGAGCCGGTTGATCCGTTGCTGATCGAGGCGCGGGAGATCGTGGCGCGGGTTGTCGGCGCAGGTGGGGCATCTTGGTTTGGCGGCGAATTTCGCAAGGGTAAATGCGACGACCATCAATCAATGCAAGTCGCCCTCGCCGCCCTCAAGCGTGGCCGTGAGATCGAGCGTGAAGCCGCCAGCCCGTTGACGCGGGACGACTGTAAGAGCGCACTTATCGTGGCAGGATACTGCGCCACACCGAATGGCGTCAACCGCCTCCACGCCGCCCTGACGAAACAGGTGCAGCAATGACGCCCCCTGACCTTGATCGCATCCTTGCCGAGCAGCGCGAACGCGAAGGCCCGCCGACCGAGTTTGACCACCGCTCATGCCTTGCCGTGCTGGGCCTGCTCGCCTGCTTTTAGATTGTCGCCGCCTTCGGTGTGGGCGTTTGGGATTGGGCAGAGCAGGCGTGGAACGTAAAACGATAGGAGATTGAGCATGGAAACGACCATTGAGAAGTTTGAAGTCCGCAACCGTTTCAGCGGTGCAGTGCAGTTTACAGCGGAGATTAGCGTCACGCCAGATATGTTGCCGAGCGTGAAGCTGGGTCTGGCGGTGAAGTGGGCGCTGACCAATAATACCAACCTGCGCGGTGCCAACATGAGCGGTGCCGACCTGAGCGGTGCCGACCTGAGCGGTGCCAACCTACGCTATACCGACCTGCGCGGTGCCAACATGAGCGGTGCCAACCTGCGCGGTGCCAACATGAGCGGTGCCAACCTACGCTATGCCAACCTGAGCGGTGCCGACCTGAGCGGTGCCAACCTACGCTATACCGACCTGCGCGGTGCCAACATGAGCGGTGCCAACCTGCGCGGTGCCAACATGAGCGGTGCCAACCTACGCTATGCCGACCTGAGCGGTGCCGACCTGAGCAATGCCGACCTGCGCGGTGCCAACATGAGCGGTGCCGACCTGAGCGGTGCCGACCTGAGCGGTGCCAACCTACGCTATACCGACCTGCGCGGTGCCAACATGAGCAATGCCGACCTGCGCGGTGCCAACATGAGCGGTGCCGACCTGAGCGGTGCCGACCTGAGCCCGATCAAGGCTGACTTCTTCATGATCCTCGCAATGGGGCACACCGAGGTTCCGCAACTCATCAAGGCGCTGCGCGATGGCAAGGTGAACGGTTCGACTTACGAAGGCGAGTGCGCTTGCCTTGTCGGCACGCTGGAAAACGGCGGCGCGAAGGGCATCCCGCATCAACCATCCTCGCCTGCCGAGGTGTGGTTTGCCCCGATCCGCGAAGGCGACAAGCCCGGTGACGATACCGAAGGCGGTTTTCGCGCCAAGAGGGCGCTGGGGTGGGCGTTGGAATACGCGCGGCTGACGGGCATTGAGGTGCCCGCATGAACACCGCAACGCAGGGCAACAGCCGCCCTTATCAATACCGCCCGAGCGCGGACAAGCTGGGCAACGCGCCTTATGTGCATGGCCCATTGCAGCCGATGGAAACGCCGCGTGGCCTGTTCGCCCGCCTGCTGGGGAGGGGGTGATGGGAAAGCTGACGATAGAAAAGTGGCAGTGTGACCGCTGCCGAACTTTGTTCGACGAACAGCCGAAAAGGGACAACGGATCGTGGGGTTCGGCACCGACCTACTACTCTATTCGCGCGAGTGAAGATCATGGCGTTGCGGGCGGCGTAATAATGGACTGGCGCGAAATGTGCCACCCCTGCCAGCGCGCAGTCGGAAAAGAGATTGCTGCGATGCGGGCTTCTGCATTGGAGGCCCGCACCCCCACCCTACCCGCGACGGAGGATTGAGAGATGGAAGTGACGAACGGAACGGTCGATCCCGCGCATTATGGCCCTATCGGCGATGCAGCTAGGCACGTGGCAAGCTATTGCGATGGGGCAGCCCGCGTCCATGTTTACACCGCCGCATTTACCGCCCTCGCCACCACCCGCGCCGAACTCGCGGCGTCCAAAGAGCGTGAGCGCGAAACGCTGGCAGTGCTGCAAACTGCGCATGAGAGCGAGGCTGCGCTGGTTGCGGAGCGTGACCGGCTGCGGGAGGCGTTGGCGGAGACGCGGGAAATGCTCGGCCTTTGCGAGCAAATCATCTGCGACGAAACGTGCCCGACAACTTGGCGCACGGCAGATGGTCAGCCGCATGGGCAGATGCACAAGGACATTTGCGATGTGCTCGCTCGCCATGAGCATCACATCTACCCAGCCCGCGCAGCCCTCACGGAGCCGACCGATGAAGGGTGAGGGTCTGCCGCCAATTGAGGCCGTGGACATAGCCAATTCGCTCACTGGCAAGGAATCTGCCGCCGTGCGGGGGATTTACCGCTGGTCTAGCCCGTGGGAGCAAGAGGAAGGCGAAGGTGTGCTTTATGCCCTCGGCATTTGGAACCCGCAGGCAAAGCGCGGCGAAAGCATTCTCACCCCTCTCGGATTGGATGTCCGCCGCCACCTACTCGAAGGAGCCGACAATGCCGAAGGATGAACTGATCGGGCGGCTTGAGAAGGCGGATGGGCCGGATCGGGAGTTGGATGAGGCGCTGCACGAGGCGTTCGGTCTGACGTTCGTGATGGAATACTACACCGAATACGCGACCGAACAAACTCGCAACCTGTCCTATGTTCCCGCCTACACCGCCAGCATCGACGCGGCCCTTACGCTGGTGCCGGAGGGGTGCGGCTTTGTTGTGATGGGTAAAGCCGCCAAGATCGGGCGTAAAATTGCTACAGCAGCCACCCCCGCCCTCGCAATCTGCATCGCCGCCCTTCGCGCCAAAGGTGACGAATGACTGACCTAACCGAACGCCTGCGCAGTGTGGCAGTGGGTGAAGTAACCACTGAAGGCCTGCTAATGCGTGAAGCCGCCGACCTGATCGAAGCGCAGCGCGCCCGCATTGCGGAACTCGAGGCGACCGTGCGGGAGATGGTGGGGGTATAAGTAAACGAAACCCGCGTTTCCTTTACATATCGCGCGAACATGTTAAAGGAATTGCATAGAACCTCGCTGGCCTCTCGATGCGAAAACCCGGACGCGGGCTAGTAGTGAAGCACACTAGCGAGGTCACTGATGGGACAGGGTGGAGAAGTCCGGTATCTCGCCAGCCTCATAAGCTGGAGAACGCAGGTTCGAATCCTGCCCCTGCAACCATCACTCCCCCGCCGCATCCATCCAAGCGCGCAGGCCGTCCACTTTGGATCTGCAATCTCCCCAAGCCGAGCGCAGGGCAAGAATGTATTCTAGCGTCAGGCTATCGCGCACATCTTGTTGATCGCGACCGGGCAGGATCGGCGCAAGCGGTTCATCCGCGCAGGTCGCCAGATTAGCGGGTGGCAGCACCAGAACGGGCTTCTCGCCGCAAGCTGTCAAAAGCCCCGCGCAAGCGATCATCACCGCCAGCCTCGCGCGCACGTTGGTTTGCCGCTTCAACATCGTTTTGCCCTTTCGTTACCCTGTCAGCCGCCGCCTGATCGGCCTTGCGTGCCTTCTCCAATGCCGACGCCCGCAATGCCGCGTGTTCGGCCTCAGCGGCTTCCCTGCCGCCCCTACGCCCGTCACAATAGGCCAGCGTGTGCGAGGCGATAAGCAATGCCACCACACCTAGCGCAATCTGCCAGCGGGCGAGGATCGCGGTTATCCATGACATAATCATTCGGGTGCCTCTTCTTTGTCGCCGCCGCGCAGGCCAAGGCTGACGTTTTCGATCTTGCTCACCACTTCGCGCAGCGAGAGAAACCCCGCTGTCAGCCATCCCGCCGCCTCTAGGTTATCGCCTGACTGATACGCCAGCCAAGCCATGAGGCCCAACACGCCCGCACCTAGCAATGCCAGCGACAGCACGGCTAGGCGGCGCAGGCTCATTGCCAGCCCGCCGCTTTAAGCGCATTCTGAAACAGCAAGGCATGACCTGCAATCTGCGCGGCCTTGTCAGTGCCGTTGATGATGCGCCTAGCCTGCCCGAACTGCGCTGCCGTCGCCTCGCCTTGCGGCAAATGGCTATGGAAAGCGTGCGAGGTGTAGCGGCCCGTTTCCATACCTGTCACCATCACGCGCGCTGCCGTGGCAGTATCAAGCAAGGCGTCTGGATCGGTTAGCAGGTCAATGCCGACCGCTTCACCAGACAGCCGGTAGTTACGCCGCCCGGTATCATGCGCCATGCCCCGCCCGCGATACGTCCAGCCATCATCCGGCATTGTGTTGCCGAGATTGGCGCGGCCCCATTCCCCGCCATACAGAATGTTGGCGATGGCGCGTTGACGGGCAAGCGACAGCGCAGGTTCACCGGGCTTACGGCCAAGGCGTTCCGCATCCGAGCGGCTGATGCGGTGGCGACCGAACGTGTTAAGCAAGCCCGAGACGCTGTAATTAAGGCTCTCCACGTTTGGTTTCATGTTGCCGCCCGTTTCGTGCCAAGCGGTTGCGCAGGCATAGGCCACCCAGCTTATCGGCAATCCGGCGCAGGCGTCTAGTATAGCTTCCGTGCCTGCCACTTGCGCAGGCGTGCGGTGCCGTAGCGGCCCTTCGCGCAGGCGGGCGAAGAATGTTGCACGGTCAAAGGATGGCTTAGGCGGCTCTTGTGCCAGCGCCTTATCGACCTCGATCATGGGATCGGGCTTTGCAGGTGGAACGTAGGGCCGCACATCCGCCGCCCTTGCGATGGCCTTAAACCGCCGTGCCAGACCAGACAGAAACGTCATTTCCCATGCGCCTTAAAGTCGCGGTCATCGTTAGCATCGATGCGCCCGCCGAGATCGCCTAGCCGCTGATTGGTGTCGGCCCTGTAGTAATCCAGCTTCTCATCAAGGTGCCGGATTTCTTGCAGCGCGATGCGGCTGTTTTCCGCCGCGTCGTAGACAAGGCTGAAAAACCAGCCCGTTCCTGCAATGATGAGCGCGGCGAGAATGCCCGCGAACCACTTGGCAGCGTTCGAAAGACACAACGCGAGCTTACCGTCTTGGCGCGTGAAGTAGATCGGCGGGTTAGTCATCCTTGGTATTCCTCCATGCGCAGGCAATGGCTGTGTGCGATAGCATCGGCCCATGAGCCGGGGTCGCTTTCGGTGTCGATCATGCCAGTGCCGTCCCCGCCGAAACGTTGATAGAAAGCCCGCCGAAGTCGACCAGGAACATGTGGCCGAGCGCGGGCGTCGTGGTGGTTGAGTTCGACAAGTTCTTTGATAGTCGGGGTCATGGTCGGGGTGTCCTTACAGCAAGCGGGTCGCTTTGGCGGTTAGCGTTCCAGACGCCAGACCGGGTACGGTGCCCAGCTTGTCCATCAGCCAGCGCATAGCCGGGTTAAGTTCCCGACCACCCCTGCGCAGGATAAGGGTGGTCAGGGTTACATCGGCCACTTGCAGGGCGGCGAAGATAGCTAGGGCGATCACTTGATGGTCCCCCAAGTTGTCCCGCCGTCTAGTGTCCAAAACACAGTATTTGCTACAGATGCGTTATCTTTTGTCACCAGAACCCCGCGATCAGTTGCTCCGAAATAGCCAGACTTGCACTCAAACAAGGCGTATCCGCTGGAACCGAGCGCGCCGGGTGGATTTGTAATTGTGCAGGACGCAAGATCAGCCGTGAACTGACAGCCGACTTCCATCGCGTTGACCGCAAACGTCCAACTCGTGAACACGTCGCGGTAGCCTTCATTGTTGCGAACCATGAACTTTTCGACTGCCGCAATCGCGGTCCCGGACAAGTTTGTGAATAGTCGCGCCGACGATGATGCTCCAAGAGTGTTCCTCAAGTCGCGCACCGACCATGATAACTTGGCCGTCAAAGCTCCACCGCCGTATGAGGTATATCCAATCGCGGAACAGCCAAGCGGGCCGGAAACCCTGTCAACTTCGATGCGCGTTTTCTTTGCGCAGGCTTCGATCTGGCTTCCATCGAATTCAACAATTGCGCGCGAAATGGCCGCAGCAGCAAATGAGCCAACCGGCACGATTGTCAGCCCTGTCACAATGGTCGTGCCGGACTCCGCCGCCGCGCCCGAAACATGAAGCCCGATGCGCGGGATGCTCACGTTAGTCCGCAGGGTTCCGCCAACCATGCGCCCCACGCTCGGAACGTCCGTTATCAGGTGCTGGAAGGAGGCGACAGAATGCGATGACCCAAGGGGGCTGGTCGCGCCATTGGCCAGATACTCAATATCCGGCTCAATGACTACGCCGCCGCCAGCCTGGAAGTCAAACTCGCTTGAGTTCGTGATCGAGACAACCATCTTCCGGCGAACCGTAGGACGTATCAGTGTGACATTGCTGCACTGCGCCTTGAAGCTACGACCCTGACAGTCAACAAAGGTTCCGCCATTGATGACAACATAACCCTCTGTGCGGACTTGGCTGGCGGCCCATCCAGCGGCAAAGGCCGCAATCCCGTCTCCATCCGCGCCTGCGCCAACGGTAAGGACGTTTGCAACATATGGATTGTCGATTGTAACGTTTCCACTGAACCCAGAAATGCTAATTGCCTTGCAAGCCCCGGATGCATTTGTCCGCTGCACTCCATCAACGCGCGGAGAATTAAGGTAGATTGTCTCGTAATCACCAATGATCTGAATGCCAGCATTTTCCGATGTTGATGCAGCGTCGTTATTCTTCGCATTCTTGATCGTGATCGGCGCAGTGATGTTGCACACGCCGCCGCGTGATGCCGCAAGGTGCCGAATATAAAGGCCATTGGCGCACTTGTTGTTTAGCTCAACTGTCAGAGAGCCGCCAAAAATCGAAAAGCTGTTAATTGCAGTAGTTTGGATAAAAAGCAATTGGTCAAAGATAGTTGCCGCAGAATCGACAGTAATTGAACAGTTGCCGACCAACTCAATGTCCACTGACCCGGCAGCCACAGTTCCGATTGTCGAAATCGGCCCTGAAACAACATAATCGCCTTGCAGTCGCACAGCACGCCTATTTGCCAGCGCTTCATCAAAGCACTTCTTTAGCGAGTTCGTATCGTCCGCATCCGCAACCAATTTAAATTCCGCCGGGGATAGCGGTGAGCGTTTAAGTTTTTCTTCAACAGTTCCAAGCACCGCCCCGGTGCCAGCCTGAAGGAACCCGACAAGCGCCGATCCGCCCGAAGCCGCCAGCGTTGCGGAAGTGGGGCGCGCATTCAATGCGTCCTGCACCGTCCCGCTGCCCTCAGTGGCAACCAGCGACGCGCCCTTGCCCGCGTCATTCGACGCAAGGTTCGCCGTGTTGGCCGCATCCGCCCCGAACATGGCGACAAACCGTTGGGCGCGCTGAAATTCGCCCTCGCGGTTGAAGAATTGCAGCGTATAGGTGCCGCTCGGGACAAAGAAGTCATAATTGCCAAAATCGTCCGCCACTGCGCGATTGGGAATGCCTGAAACTGTCTCAATAGGCGCGCTGTTTTCATCGGCAAAAATCATCACATTCATGCCGTTAAGGTCAACTAGGCCCACTTGCCAACCCGGCAGGGAGTCCCCGCGTGTGTTTTGGACTACGCCGAACCAATGAAACATTGAGGTTTCTCCCTGATTATGAAGGATTTAGAGCAGGCTAATCCACGTCAGCTGCACGGTAATGTCGCGGAAGGCTGTGGAGCCGACGCTATCCGTTGCGGTCACGCGCCAAGTCGCCGCGCTGATGCCGTCGGGGGTGTCGCTGTTGCCCCACGTCGGGTTTTGATCTGTGAATGACCCGCTAAGGATCGGGACAGACGAGCCGCTGCGATATTCCCAAGCATAGGTGTAGGGCGCGATGCCGCCCGACGCGGTTGTTCCCGGCGTTCCGGTCGTCACAGGCCCGCTAAAGGCACTGCCGCTATTCGACCCGCTGGCAGTGTTGGCGTTGACGGTCAGGCGATCAGCGCCTTGACCCACCAGAAGCGCGGTAATGCCCGTCATGTCACGTTGCCCGTAATAACCCATTCGGTCGCAGCAACCTTAATCAATGTCGCCAAGCCTCGTTGCGCAAGCGAGCGCGTGCCAGTGCTGGCAGTTCCGGCAAGCCGAAGTGTATCGGTGTTGATTGCGATATTTTGCGGCGATCCACTGTTGTTATAGACCGCAATGGTCGCGCCAACCGGGAATGCCGTCACCGCGTTTGCGGGGACAGTCAGCCCGCCTGTCGAGAGCGTAACAAGGCCGCCCTGATCGGCCAGTGCAAGCGTGTAGGCCCCGGCCTGAATATTTAACGGCAACCCGCGATAACCAAGCGTAGTGGCAGTAACCGTGCCTACCGATGTAATCGTCACAGACTGACGGAGCGATGTAATGTCAGCGTTAGCACCAGACGCGGCAACACCTGCCGGAACGGGCACATTATCATAAAAAACGCGCACATCCGCCATTAACTGCCGGATCGCGTCATTGATGCCAGCGGGCGAGCATCCCTCGGCAATGTTGATGCCGCTAATCGTGGTGTTCAGTCCCGGCGTGGTCGAATAGTCGGTGACGGCCATTTGGCTTTTCCTTATTGTTGGTTGAGGCCGACGACAGCCCCGCCGGAACCGAACAGCCCTGCGCGGCGTCGGAAGCCTTGCCCGATCTGCTGCGCGGCCTGCGGGCGTGTAATCAGAATTTGCTCAAGCACTCGCTGCCCGCCACGCGTCCCTAGCAATGCAGCCAATCCACCAATCGTTGCAACGGTGCCCACCGCGCCCCCGCTCCCCTCAGCCGCACCTTGCGCCGTTGGGTTGCTGGCAAAACCGGCCATACCCCCAAGCGCGCCCACGCCGGTCAGCATTTGCGCGCCGAGCATACGGTCAGCCGTTCCGCTGTTGGGAACTGTAGAGGGCAAGACCTCTTGCCCTTGCTCACCTAGCGAGCGCAGGCCGGGCAAGCTACCATAGCCGCGCCGCTCTGAGGCGCGAAGCGACTGCAATAATTGCGCGGGGGTAAAGATATTCGGTGCACCAGCTTGAGTGCCAACCGCCGCCCGATCAAGACCTGCGTTTTCGATTACATTCAGGCCACGGTTCGCCATGTTTGCGCGCTGCAAGCCCTCAACAACGTTTTGCCCACCTGCGCGCGTCATTGCGCCTTCGAGTGCGTCAATTGTTTGGGTTGCCGCCTTGCGCAACGTATTGGCCGAATTTGGCATAGCGGTTTTTGCGTTAGACCGCAGAGCCTTCAGGTTGCTAATGGCGTCTTGGAACTGTTGCGGTGTGATCGCTCCCGCGTCGGCAGGAATCTGCACTGCATCGCGCAACGTTTCCGCAAGCTGCGCGCGGTTTGTCTGGTTCATGTTTTGCGCCATCCGGCGAACCGGAACCATGTCACGCAAGAATTGGCGATCCAACGGCGCGGTCACGCCCTGAACAGCTTGATTATAGGCCTGCCCAACAGCTAGGCCCATCTCTTCAGCACCCGCCCGCCCCGCTTCGGTCGGCACAAAACCAATCGGTGCGCCAGCTTCTTCAAGCGCGGCCCGATTAAAGCCTTCGAAGCTTTCCAATTGGCGAGCGCGTGAAACATCCCCCACAATGGGAACGGATTGCGCCAAGTCTTCAACTCGGCCCATGCCAATCTGGCGCGCAACAGAAATAGGAACGCCGCGATCACGCAATGCCTGTGCTGCTTGAGTGCGCTGCAAACCCCCAACGCCAGCGCCAATGCCGCGCGCCAACCCCTGCCCGCCGATAGAGCCAACAGCGCCAAGCGCGGCCCCTGTCAGCGGGTCGCCTTCCGTCACGCCGCCAAAAATGCCTCCGAACGTAGCATCCGCGCCCACATTGCGAGCGAATTGGCCGCGCCCACCGCCCTGCAAAAGCTGCGGAGCCACGCGGGATGCAACGCCGCGCCCGAGAGCGCCAATCGCGCCAGTGCCCCCAATGGCACCGCCAATTTCCCCGACAAGCTGAGAACCGGGCTGCGCATCGCCAAGTGCCATGTATTGGCCCGGAGCAAGGGCCTCAACAGTGCCGAAACTTCCGGTGTTCGCCGCGCCGATCAATGCCGCGCCAAGCGGATTGTTCACAAGATTATTTGCGGCGGTTTCACTTGCCGACATGATCTGACGCTGGGTCAAGTCTGTGGGGATCGTGCGTCCGCCAGCGTCAAGATACTGGTTTACAGCATTGGCCCAACCTATTGCCCCCTGCATATCAGCGCCGGGATCGGGCAACGCAACGCCAAACTCGCGAGCCAATTCCATGCGCCCCGCTGCATATGCTTGAGGGTCAAGCCGCCCCCCACCTTGCGCAAGAAGCCGCTGCACAAGGTCATCATGCGCCCTCGACATAACGGGGTTGCGGATCGTCCGGAATTGTTCAGTGCCAACAGGCGCGAGCGGAACCGCCTCAACCGCCCCGCCCCCCGTATCGGATGTGCGGATTACATCAAGCGCACTACCGGGGATGGTAGGCTCTTCCTGCTTGGCCAACTGTGTAATTTGCTTGCGCTCGTCCGCAGTCGGGCCAGTCCAACCGCTCAGCGTTCCGTATTGCTCATAATATTTTGCAGAACTCTCTTTTGCAATCGCAAGCTCACGCAATTGATCGCGTTGAGACTCAATGCGCTCGATGTTGACTTCTTCTTGTTGCGTAGGGTCAAATTCACGTTGCAATACCTGCTGGCCTTCGAGCATGGCAAATTGCCCGCCCAAAATCTGGCGAAGGCTTTGGGAAACAACGCGCTCCACCTGATCTTTTACATTAGGCCCACGCGGGTCCACCATTTGCTGGATGAACTTGGGCAAGCGCCCATAAATCGGCCCCGAAATATTGTCAGACGATTTGAGTATCTCAATCGCTTGATCAAGTTGGGCTAGGTTGCGTTCAAGCCCAGCGTATCCGCCAGCCGCGCGCCAGTCGACATATTCAGCCGCAAATTTTTTATCAACTTCAGCCTGCGCCGTGGTCAGGGATGTTGAAGGAGGTGCACCTTCCGCCGTCGGGATACGCATTTTACCAAGCCGGGGGTTGGTCGGATCAATCCACATTTCGCCGGGGCCAAGCCCTTCAGTAGCAGCGCCGCCCGGAGTGCGACCGGGCGCTTGCGGCGGCGGAGGGGGGAGTTCCGGCAAGATCGTGCCGACTGGGGCGCGCTGCTGACCGCCGATAAGGTCGGCAAAGGGATTTTGCTGTGCCATTAAGTAACCTTCACACCCCAAGCCCGAAGGCGTTGAAAGACTTCTTCAATCGGCGCGCCCTGTTCAACAGCCCTGCGACCTTGCTCAAACAATTGATCGTCAGTCATACCTTGAGGGCGCGGGGCGAGTGGACGCGGGGGGCTAACCGATGGCGCAGGGACGCCCTGACCGAGAGCCGCCGCCATGCCAGACCTAGGGCCAGCGTAAGTCCCGCGCCCCGGAATGGGCACAACCACGAACTCGTCGTTAGGATCGCGCGTCATGCTTTCGGCACGCTGGCGATAAAGCGCCATACCTTCAGGGCTACTCGCATCAATTCCAGCGCCCGCCAACGCACGATCAAACGCGTCTTTTTCAGCGGGTGCAAACTCGGCCTTAATCTGCTCTTTGGCGCGAAAATCCGCCAAGTCCGCCGCGCGCTTCCGCTGTTCAGCCGCCATAGCCATCGCCTGCTGCTCTGGTGCCATACGGCTTGCCATAAGCCCCTCAACCGCCCCCGTAGGCCCGCCAGCCCAACCGCGCAAGCCGTCGCCAATCGCAGCCAAAGCGCCAGCAATTGCATCGCGGCCCGTAAACTTGCTGCCACCCCGCCAAAAACTCTGGCGCGGCATTTGCTGCTGCGGCATCGGATTGCCGAACCGCCCGCCTGCCGTGGTAGGAATGGATGCCATATCGGGCAATGATCCGTCCATGTTGAACGTCCCGCCACCGAAGCCGGTAATCGGCCCCGGCATGGAACGACCAAAAAGCCCGCGCATCATTGCAGCCTCCCCGGGATAATAGTCATAAAGCCATTAATGACAGGGCCGAGGGCTTCCGGCTGCAAGATTGCGACCTCTTGCGCCATCGGCCCGACCACATTACGCGCACCACCGATATAGTCGAAGCGATACAGCGGCACGCCTGCCGGGGTTTCACCGATCCGCTGAACATTCTCCTTCAGACGCGCATCGCAAGCCATAATGGCGGCGGAACCCAACTGCGCGCCTGCGCCAAGAATGCTCCCCAGCAAGCCGCCCGATTGCGTAGTGCGCCCGCGCACGTCCTGATACTGCCCAAGCAATCCACCGACGCCCGCGCTGTTCGCAAGCGCAGCCTGAAGCGGGAGCATGGCCCCTTGCGTGCCAAGTTGCGCCCCCATTTCCAGCGGCAGGAACGATCCTTGCAAAAGCGAAGGGGCCAAGCCTGCGGCCTGCAAACGACGCGCCTGCGCTTGATTAAAGTCACCGAACCGCGCTTCCGTTTCATTGCGCGCCAAAGCGCGGGCGATAAGATTGGCGTAATCACTACCGCCTGTAGCGCCGCGCCGACCAAGCTGCGCTTGAAGTTGGTTGCGCACGCTGCTGTTGGTCTGGTCAATCATTTGCTGCAAATACGGGTTTTCGCCGCCCGCCATCAGGTCTTGCGCCGTCTGCTGCGCCATCTGAATAGTCGGATCGCCGTCGCGCCAGTTTTGCAGCAAGTCCATCGAGGCGCTGCCAAGGTTGTTGGAAACCTGATTAATCATCGGCTGCGCCTGCCGATATGCGTCAGCCTGTTGAGCCGCCGCGCCCGTGATCTGCGGGGCGTAAATCGGCTTGTTGGTCTGCTCGCTTGTGCTTTTCCGCTTGCCCAAGTTCTTACACCTTCAAATAAAGCACGTCATCACGACGTTCCCAATGCGGCAATAGCCTTGCCCAGCCCCTGCGCCCTTCGATCCGGAGCGTTAAACCCTTATGCGCAGGCTCGTTCCGCATTGCGGTTTCCCACGGGCCAACACACTTTCGAGCCTCACGCCCACCTGCGAGCAATACCTCAATTTCGCCTTCGGTGTTTACCATAGTAAAGACCCAAGATAAACTACCGCAATTCCAGATTGCCCAGCCATTGCCGCGCATAATCTCCAGCACGTCTGGCCATTCGAAGTTAGCGCGGACAACCGCTGGCCCTAGCGCGCGGAACGCCGCTTCGGTCAGCTTGGGTTCGCGCCGGACAATCACACCGTGATCGCCGCCACCCCGTCGCCGGGGTTAATCGCAATATGCCGCTCGGTATTGGCTGGCACATACATGGAATTGCTCGCCGCTGCCGTAACCGATGCCTGCGGGTCAGTGTTGACGTAATGCGCAGCATCGGAAAAATCGACCGCGATTGCAGCGCCATCAGGTGCCGCTACGGCGGTTTTAGCAGTTGAACCGCTAGTCGTGACAGTCACAGTGGCCAAAGGGTCTTTGGCGACACCGAACTGGACGCCGCTGAGATACGAAACGTAAAGGGTCGCCATCGTTTAGCCTTTCAAGTGATCGGGATTGCTATAACATTCAGGAACGAAACTGTCACGTCAGTGCTTCCGGTATTGTTTTGCACCCACACTTCAACGTAATCGCCGTCGCTCATTTCGATTACGGCCTGAATGACGAAAGTGCTGGAACGCCCCGAACTATCGCTGGTTATGGCCTTTTCGCTCTCAACCACCTTCACGCCGTTCTTGTAGAACGAAAAGGCATATTGATGGTTGTTGCCGCCAACAACCTCGTTTCCAACCCCTGTGAATTGGAAAAGCCGCGTGCGCCCCGCGAGATATGTCAGGCGATTGTTGCCGTTGGAAAAGCGTTCAATCTTCGCCCCGGCAGTGGTTGAGCCTGCAACCTTCACGCCAACGCCCGTTGTCACTATGTCCGTGGCGACGGCGTTGCCAATCATGCTATAACTTCCAACCGCGACTTGCAGGCGGTCAATAATCAGGTTGACTGTCTGTGCGATAAGGCGCGGCCAATCCTGCCGATTATAGGTTTCAGGAACAATTCTCACCGCATCGCCCCCGGATCGGCCTCAATAACCATCCCGTTTACATACGACCAGTTATTGTCCTGAATGCGCAGCCTCATATTCAGAAACTTGCCACGATGCTGCAAAGGAACTCGCCCGCTATCCTGCAAATTGCTTGCCGAACGCGATGAAACCACATCACCTTGCCGTTGCGCCGCGCGGACTGTCACGGTCAGCCCTGAAACAGCATCGGTATCAGGCCAAAGCGCCCGAATGCGAGCGCCTTGCGCGCCGAACATGGCGAATTGCGCGGTTTCCAGATCGGCGGTCAACAATGTGGGGGAACCAAGCACCCCAACTGCGCCGCCCTGAACAACATAAAGCGAAGGCGCACCACCCTTAAATCGCGGATCATCCAAGCTAATCGGCATGGTGTCGATATTAGGGAACTCAACCGCGACTTGCTCAAGCGTGTCGCTGTTTTCAAAGCCCGCAAAAATGCCATCCACGTTCAATTCAAGCACGGTGGCGCGATCCAGCACCCAATTATAGACCCAAATCTGCCCCGGAACGCCGGGGATTGCCCAGCACACTTGCGTTCGCTGCGAATCAATAGTCGCATAAATGCGCTCAAACTCGTCGCCCACAGCCGCACGGAACGTCTGGTCGAACTTCTCATTGCCGATAGGCCGGACAGCCTGCCCGTCATCAATGGCGATAAAGCCACGGTCAGAATAGCAGAAAATTGTGCGCCCCGCCTTGGCAATTGAGCCTTTGGAAGCGCAACCAAAGTTAGGAGTGATTTCATCAAACTGGAACGGCAAGGAACTATCGCCAGTGAGCGACATTCGCACAAGGCGCTGGCGTTGCAAGATCACGCCGTATTCGCCCCCGGCAATGCCCATGACCTCACCGCCCGTAAGCATCGGCTGTTCGCCAGCTTGGTTGCTGCCAAGCGTGTTTCCATTCTGATCCTCAAATGCCGACCAACGGATCATCAGAATATCGCCGTTCGCCTGCGCGTAAACAACGTGCGGGCCAACAACATCAACGTCAATCGCAGTGGGAGCGCCAACCAATGCGGACGCGGTTCCAGCGGACAGGTCAACCTGTTGAGTTGCGCCACCGTTAACCGCAATCACAAAGTCACCGAACTGCGCGAACCGCCACCGCCCCGTTACGGTCAGGCCGGTCAAAAGGTTAGTCCATGCGCCCGCCGCAAGCCGCGACAGCGTTGAAGTCGTTCCCGCGAGCAAGTATGCCGTGCCATCGGTCGCAATGGCGCTGTAGCCACCTCTAAACGGCGCGGGAAGTGCGTTTGATACAGGCGTGAATGCCGGAACTGCGCGATAACCATTAGGAGCGGGCAAGACATTGCGCGCCGTCACCAGCTTATCAGCGCCTACAGGCAACTGATCGGGCAGAAACGCCCCGAAGGCTAGAGGTTGCATCAAATGCGCGAACCCGGCACTTGGGTAATCAACATCGGCGAGAGTGGCGCACTGCCCCAACGCGCCTTGCGCCCCGCGCTGTTGACTTGCTCAATCAATGCGCTGGCAATCGCAAGGTTTTCTGCCCCGCGTTCACGGTCGCCAATTTTCGCGAACAAGATTGCCAGCACTTGATGCAGGTAAAGGTCGGGATAGTCGCGCAACAACCAATTCGTCGGGTTTGCCTCAGTAAGTGGCAAAATCTTGGCATAATACAGCACCGTCAGCATTGCGTTGCCAACAGGCCCCACCACCAGACGCATATTTTCCAACGCGTAGGCCTGAGGCGTCCCCGCCCGCCCGCGATATTGCGAGCGCAATCCGTTGGGTGACATCGAACGCAGCGGGTTATCGGGGTTGCCTTCCGAATATACCGCGCGCAATGCGAGAAAATCAATCGGCAGATCGGTCGCCTCTTGCGTCACTGCAAGGTCAACCTCCGTCTCCATCTGCGGAACGCGGATCATGCGATTGAACATCGCTTCCGCTCTGGCGATGGCGCGATAAATCTTCACCAGCGAATAACCGGTGTCGTCCATCTCATCGCGAATTTCGTCAACAAGCTGCGAAAGCGTTGTGATGTAGCTGTTCGGATTGGTGGGGAACGCAATGCTAGTCACAGTCTAATTCTCCCCATGCCGGGAACCAGATAGCGATAGTCGCTGTCCATCAATTTCGCCATGACGCGCTTGCGCATTTCAGGGCTTTGCGACCACATATCAATCCCCTCCTCAACCAGCCATTTCATGCCGACCGAAGCGGGGATATGCCCGACGTGCCAAACGTCCTTGCTGACCTTGTGCGTTTCGGCGCGCTTGTTTTCTTCAACAATAGCGCCGCCCGAAACATCCTGATATTTTACCTGCACCGCGTCGGGATCACTGGGATCACTTCGCAGCAGCTTGCGCAAGCCGTTCCACGATCCGTCATCAATGACCTCCCACGCGCTCATTCGGCGAAGCCTCGTGCAATCAACGCGGCTTCCGCAGCGTCGTCCACCGCATCAAACTTCGCGCCAACAGGGAGAAAACCGCCGCGCCCATCGAACACGGTATCGGCCTTCAATACCTTGAGCCGCCCTTTGGCTTGGGCTTTGGCTTCATCGCGGGTTTCGTCTTGGGCTTCATCAGTTTTCACCTTTGCGGGGCGACCGCGCTTGGCTTTCGGCAGACTGCCACCTTTGCGACCGTCGCCATCATGATCGAGGGGATGCGTCATTTAGCCAACTCCATTGAAAACAGGGGGCCATTATAGCCCCCTGCCCGTTAGGTGGCAATTACGCCAGCGTTGCGGAGAGATACAAGAAGAGCGTCAAATTCCGCCTTGGTCGGATTTGCCCCCGCAGCATTGGGAACTGCAACACCCTGAAAGACAGCACCACGCTGTGTGGCGCTCGGGCGAGAGTTGGAAAGCGCAACCGGGATACCAGCAGCCATGTTCTTAACCTTTCAGTTATGGGGCGGGAGCATTACACCCCCGCCCGCGTGACGATTAGAGAAGGTCGGCAACCACGCCCGACGCGGCCTGATTAAGACAGCGAAGCGCGACTTCAGCCCGCATCAGGCGGCGCTCTGCAAGGCCGGTCTTGGCAAGCGGCTCAATCTTGAGCGCGTCACCGATGCCGACATCCCAATATTCGGGATCAACCACCAGAGCATCGCGGGCCGTGGCAAAGCGGTCAGGCACGAACTGAAGTTCGCCAAAGTCAGACACGTAAATATCTGCGCCTGCAACAATGCGGATACGACCCCGCCCAGCATCAACACGCTGGTCTGCAAGGCCAGCAAAGCCCGCAGCGACCTGCTTCTGCGCACCGTTAGTGATAACCATCGCGGGATTACCGCCATTCGTCCAGATCGACTGGAGAACGCCCTTCAGCAGCTGCTCGGTGTAATTGCGCTGCGTGCCGGGGGTTGGTGCCGCCACAATGCCATTACTAAACCCACCGTTAGCACCGCTACCGCCGCGCGACACGTTCGAGGTAAGCCATGCCAGCGCACCAGCAGTCTGACCGGCAACCGAAGCCGTAGCGGCGACCGAAGCCGAACCACTAAGGAAGCGAGTTTCCATGTCGCGGCGAATTTCACGACCCGCCTTCATGGTTTCACGCGCCAGTTCCGAACGACGACCAGCCTTATTCGTCCACTCAACAGTGGTCGATGCGCTGATAACCTTCGTGAAAATCTGCGTGTGCGTGCCGACACGAACAGTGTTCGGACGGTTCTGGTTGGGGGTATCATCACCCTGCACCGCCGCGTTGTTGCCATTGGCCTGAACCAGACTATCAGTCTGCCATTCGGTGTAGGTGTTGTTAACCGGCGAAGTGCCGATTGCGTTCATGAACGGGGTTTCGTCCGGAAACAACTCGGCAATGCGGTCGGACAGGTCTTCGCGGACGCCAACGCGCCCGACATTCTGGATGGTATCGGCAGGAACAGCCATGTGAAAAATCCTTCTTGGTTACACTCCCCCGCAGGGGTGTGGGGATGGGCGCGTCTCTCGACGTGCAATGTGAAACTCAGTCGATAAAACCAGCCTTCAAAAGATAGTCCTCAACCGCTTTGGCTTTCAGGGAATTATCCTTCGTGCCTCGAACGGCCTTCAGCCTATCAAAAGCCTTCGCCGCGCTTCCGTGCCTCGTGTCACCGTGGGGCGCGGAACCCGGCATAATCGAGCGAAACCTGCCAGTGCTCTTGTCCCTGACACGCTCCTTCGATTTAGCCCTAATCCGGGCAAGCTCCTCGCTGTCGGCCCTCCACTTGGCGGCTTGAGCGAGAGCCTTAAGGTCGCCTGCATCCATGTTTTCCGCCAAGTCCGCCGTATCGTAACCCAATTCCTTGGCAATCTCGAAAGCGCCTTGGATGTAAGCGTCACGCGTAGCCGGATCGGCAATCTCAGGGATGGTAAGAAGCTGCTGGTCGCGCGCCTGAATACGCGCAGCCTTTGCTTCCGGGGTTTCCTTGCCAACCGTCAAAACTTGCTGCTCAAATTCCATGTGCTGGGCAAGTTGATGGTCGAATACAGCTTTGGCGTGCCTGTATTGCTCGATTGAAGCGTATTGCGAAGGGTCAGGTTCAACTGGCCTGAACGCCGCCGCCACGGCCTTCAATTGTTCGGCGAATACCGCCTCGGCTTGCGCATTGGCTTGGGCTGCTTTGGCTTCCGCTACTCGCTGGGCCTCACTTGCGCGGGTGGTGGCTTCTTGCACCTGCTGATTGCGGCGAGTTTCACTTGCTGCCCATGCCTGCTGGGCTTCCGGGGGAAGCTGCGCAAAGACGGCTTTTTCGTCCGCATTAAGGCTAACGGGCGGTTCGATGGCAGGCTCGGCCTGTTCGTCGTCCCCATTATCCTCAAGTTCTTCTACATCATCATCGCCCAATTCGTCAATCTCGTCGTCGGATTGGGCTTGTTCTTCTTCTTCATCTTCCAAATCGGGGATGAAGTCCCCCAATTCGTCTGCAAATGCCGCCGCCTTTTCCGCAATGCTTACGGGTGGGCTTCCGACTTCACTAGGATGGGCCATTCGCTCTTTCCTTTACTATGCCACTAGGGGCGGGTTAGACACTCTTTTTCGGCATGGGCAGGCTTTTAACCTGCGCCCTGCGCGCCTCAATTTTGCCCGTCTCAATCACAGTGCGGACGCGCTGATCAAGCCTGCGCAGGTTGCGGTCTGCCGTTGCCCAATAATAAATCTTGTCGGTGTCGTTCGGGTCAAGTTCCGCCGCGACTTCGAACGCCTCCAAGCGCAGCGCCTTAATCATGTCAGCTATGCCGCCCTGCTCATGGTAAAAGGCTTCCCACCGCTGCCCACGGGCGATGGCATCGGGCGATGCGAACTTGCGGGCTTCGTCGATCAGCACGATGTCGAACACGCGGCACAGCCACAGGACAAGGCGGACGGCGAGGTTACGCATTGATAAACCTAGCAAGCGCCGTGCGCTTGATCTGCATCACCCGCTTGACGACCATGTGATACTCGAAAGTGTCGCCATAAGCCGCGCGGGCCGTGCGGAGCACCTCGGCAACCCAATTCAGGACATGGCGGCGCGCGAAAAAGCGGGGCGGCACGATCGACGGCTTACGCATCCAACCTACCCCCGCTGCGGCTGTCGGCCATGTTGACCTTCAGCCGCGCCTCGATCTGCGCCTTCATCACCGCAAGCCGCGCCTCGGTTTCCGCCTTGAACTGCGCCAAGTCCAGATTGCCCGCGATCTTCGCCGCCTCAAGCTCCATGCGGCGCTCCATCTCAAATACGCGCAGTTCAGCGTCGAATGCCGCCTGTTCACGCTTCAGCGCGGCCTCTTCCTGCACCTTCATCACTTCCGGATCGACCTCAGGCCCTTCCATCGCCTGCTTCTCGGCCATCTGATCGGGCGTAAACATAAAGTCATCGCCCTGCCCAATGCCAGTGTCGCGCGCCACGCCATCCAACCACTTAAACGCGTGTTCAGGCCCTGCAAGCCCTTCAGACATGGCCTGTGTCAGCGCCGGATAAAGCGCCATGCGTGCCTGAATGCGCTTGTCTTTGCTACCAGTCCCTAAGCCAACACGAGCGCGCACGTGCATCTTGTCAGGCCATTGCGACGGATCAACCTGTCGTGCTTTACCATCAACGCGGATCACAAACGGATAGCCGTCTTCACGCATCATGCGATAAATCTTGATTGCCAGACGCCCGAACGCCTCCGCCATTTGCTTGGCGATAGCTTCTTCCATTTGCTGGCCTGACGCCATCATAAGCGCAGTGCCAGTAGCGGTCTTGTTGATCGCGTCCGCATCAAGACCTTGGTTCATGGCCGTGATACCAGTGCGCTTTTCACCCTCACCCGTAGCCCACTCAAGCACACTCAGCGATTGACCAACGTTGAAGCTGTTTTGCAGCGGCACAACAGCGCCCTGCGAACGCACGCGGATAGGAGCGCCGGGGATCGGGTTTAGAATATCATCAAGCGTTTCATCCGTGCTGCCGTCTTCCGCGACAATCGGGCGCGGCAGGTTAGAGAACGCCATGCCGTCGTTCATCTGGCGCGCGACCATTGAACGTAAATACTGAATGTCCATCACCTTATCGGCAAGCGAATAGCCAACCATCTTGTGTGGGCGCGGGAACGGGGTAAACACAGCGAACGGTTGATAATCGACCGTCTCAACCGCCAATTCACCCTCTTCGAACATCGGCTCCCCAAAGCCGTCAAGCGCCTGCTCGCCAGTTTCAGGATCAACAATCGGTGCGCCCTGATAGCGCAGAATATCACCACCGCAGCGGAACACCTTCACGCGCTCGGCAATGCCGTCACCATCCACATCAATGCGCGCATATTCCTCGCACAACTCGACATACTCGACAGCGGGAGAGGTTTCCTCATTGTCGTAAAAATCTAGATTGTTGCTCTCATAGTTTTCCAGATCGGTGTCATTGAACCGGGGCAAGTCATAAACCTGCGCACGGTCAAAGCCCATTTCGACCAATTCACCGCGCGTTAGGGCCGCGATGTGCGCCACATAGTTTGCGGTGTCCTCATGCTTGGCGCGCGGGCTAAATCGAAACTCATTTAGCGGCACCGCATGGCCGGTGAAGCAGGTTTCAACCCTAACCGTCTTGAGGGTGGCACGAGCGGTGCCATCGCCGTTTTCCGTAACGTCCTCAATTTCGGTATCGTCGGGCAACATTCCCAGCGCCTCGACGGTTATGATCACCTCCTCCCGAATTACGCGCTCGCGTTTTTCAGCAACCGCCTTGAACACACCCATCTTGCGCAACAAGCCATCGTTCAGAACATCATAAAGTGTCCTGTAACCATCCTGCTTGCGCATGAAGTAATAATCGACCGCCGCCGTAGCATCCACAGCCGATTGTTCATCGCCTTCGTCCTCGGCCTCGAACTCAATCACCCGGTCACCGCTAGTAAACGTGCGCAGGATGCTTTGCGTCATGTGGTCGATTGCGGTCTGCACATCCGGCAAGACTATTTGCGAACGACCATCCACCTCATTACCGAACGGTTTGGCCTCGTAATAGTCGAATGCCTGCTGGTGCAACTCCTCCAGCATTTCAGCATAGCTGTCCGCGTTATCCTTTTCGCGCTGCAAAATGGCGGCAAGCTGCTCGGGCGTGATCGCGGGTTCCATTAGGCCACGACCCTCTCAGCGTAAGGAATCAATTCTAGCGGCCATTCATCGGTGCGCACGAAAGGCGCGTCCCCGCCCGGTGCCAAGTGGCCTAGAACCAGACACGCTCCGCGATATTCCTTCATGGATTCTTGTGCCTCTTGCTTGAACAGCTTGGCCAATTCAGGCTCGCGCATCACACCCGCCTGCTTTTGCAACGCCAACATTTCGTCACGCGCTTTAATCGCGGCCTTGCGCTTAGCGTCAACCTCGCCAGCGCCGGGGGCGAAGTAGAACAGGCGGCGCGCACGCGCGCGCAATGCGGCAATGCGCGCTTCTTCATTAAGCTGTTCGTATTCCTCTTGTGTCACGCAACAGCCCTCTTGAGATTGGATAGGTCCAGCTTGCGGCTGGCGCGCGGCTCCTGATAGTCAATCGCCGCCAAACCGAAGGCATCCGCGCTATGGCTCGACCAGTCGTGGTTAGGCCCAACACCATATCCGCCATCGTTCTTCTTTTCGTGATACCAGCCCAATGCCTTCAGCCCCTTTGCGCACTTGGCTTCATCAAACCAGAAACGATTAAAGCGAGCGCGGGCGGCTTCGATGCGCTTCATGGCAGCGCCCTTCCCCTGATTAGGAACGGTGCGAACCGTGAAACCAGCATTGCGGATGTGATCCTCAAAGCGCACTGCCGTCACCGCATCCTGTTTTGCGCCGTCATGCGGCAAGACTTGCTCTGCGCCTTCATATCCGTTTTGCCGCATCCACACAAGATGCGCGGACAAGTCCTGCCCAACCGCCTCGTAGTGATCAATGAAGCGCAAGTCGCTCCCCTTTTGCTGCACAATCCAGATGGCTGTGGCGTCTCTTACACCAATATCCCAATACGCTCTCAGCGATAGCAGCTTATCTTGCGCCAGCATCCCGATCCGGCCTTGTTCACGGGCCTCTGCCAAAGCACGCGCAAAATACGCGCTCTCGACAGCCGTGACATAACCGCCCTCCCATATATGATCATATTGTTCGGGCTGCATTCGGATGCAATCCAATCGCTCTTGCTCAAGTTCGGCAGGAAACCAAGGATTGTCGCACCAGTTGGCGCGAACGACTATTGCCCCGCTAGGACTTTCAGAGCCTCGGAGCATTTCATCAACAGCGTCGGTGTCAAAGCGCGGGTTCCAGCTAAACCATAGCTCCGATCCGGGCTTGCGGATTGTAGGGCGCAACAGGTTCAAGCTGCGCTGCGATACGGTCTGCGCTTCCTCAACCCATGCCACATCAAAGCCCTCATAGGACTTGATGCTTTCGCTTGTGTGATCCTGCAAGCCAGCAAACGCGATAAGCCCGCCACCCGGCGTCCGAATTTCCGCCGACTGAACGTCGAACAAAGTGCCTAGACCGTATTCCTCGATCTTGCTTTCGATCAGCCGCTTTGCCGACTCCTTCAGCGACTTCTGGATTTCGCGGCAGGCCAGAACACGCAAGCCGGGTTCACTTAGGCAGCGGATGATGATTGCGTCGGCAAAGAATTGTGACTTCCCAGAGCCGCGCCCCCCCCATGCACCTTTGTAGCGCGAACGATCAAGCAATGGCTCGAACACTGGCGCAACCTCGATGGGGAGCCTATCGCTTGATGACAACATCCAGCCCCTTGAATGAGTGCTGGTTATCAGTCGGCTGCACTGGATTGCCTAGGCCGCGATCCTCGGCGTCTTTAAGCAGCTTGAGCATGGCCGCATCAACGTAGCTTTCAAGCACTTCATCGGTGGAGAGTTCGTTTAGCTTGGCAAGCGCCGCGTGCAAAACGCGCTCCCGGATTGCCATAGCCATTTCAGCGTTGCGCATTTCGAGGCGCTTTTGCTCGGAAGTCTTGCCGCCGGGGTTCGCGGCTTGGCCCTTCTTGAATTGCGTATGCTTCGGGGGCTTCTTGTATCCGACCTCTGACATCGCAATTCCCTACTTTCTGGGATTCCCTTTCTTCCCTAGGCACCCTGCGATGCCGCCCGCCCTTAATAGCGTTGAACGGGCGGCGCGGCAAGGTTAGACTTTAATCACCGGCACACCTGCTGCCAAGCGCATTGACCGCCGTTGCAGATGTAACGCGGCTGACAGACCCTTGTGCCAAGCGGCGGAAGCGCAGGCGGCAGGATCGGGCGGATTGTCGGCGCGGGGATCGGCGGAAGCTCAATCGGGCGGATCGGCGGCAGGTCGATAGGATTGCGGCAGATCGGCACTTGGCGACATTGCCCGCTGGTGCAGTCCCATGTCCATGTGCATTGCGCGGCAGCGGGTGAGGATTCGGCGGCAGTCAACGCGGCCAGCGCCATTGTGACAGCGCGGATCATGCTTCCAACTCCGCAGCCATGCTGTCAAAGGCGTTAATCATAGCCTCGCGGGCAATGGCGAGGCTTTCGTCTTGCTCAAACATACGCTGCGCCAATTCGCGGGCAGATTGCTCAATCTCGTCGCGGTATCCGTCGCTCAAATCTTTGTGCATTGTCGTCTCCTGTGTTGTGTGGGGATTGTCAGGTCAAGCTACCATCCCCTGAGTAGCCCAACGGTCGGAGAACAAGCGCGAACGCTCGGACATGAAACCCGCCTGCAAGACTGTGTTAGCCTATGCTGGCGAGGTTTGCAAGGTGAGGCTATTTCCGCTCCCGCGCGATCTGTTCGCGGGCCTTTTGCATCGCGCCCCAATCATCCCACTCGCCTGCGTCGATAGCAGGCCAGTGAGCGCGGTTGTTTGCGGCCTTTACCACTTCACGAGCTGCGAGGTTGTCGGCTTCGGTTTAGGTCATCCGTTGCGGCCCTTTTCAATGCCCATGAGGTAAAGGCGCTTGGCGGCGGTGAAGTTGCCGCCAGTGTCAAGTTCGCCATCCCTTGTCCGTCCGGCTAACAGGCCATAACCCGCTTCATCATACGCCTTCGCCAATTCCTCCCGCACAATCGCATCCACCGGATCAACCAGAAGTTCGGGATGGTGGCGCTGGATTAGGCGGGCCAACATGATCAAACGGCGCGCCCAGCTCCAATGCCGGACATCGCTGCGAACGTCCGATACGCTTTCGCCATTACCGCCCTCCCGCAACACCCACTCAATCGCGGCGTCGCTTACGTCCTCGGTATTCTCGAAGTCAGTTAGGTTGTCCATGTCACTCTCCGAAGGGTGGGGGCGCTATGGCCCCCGGTTGGGTTAGGCGGCGGTCAGGGTGCTGTTCTGCGTTGCCAGTTGGATAAAACGCGCCGTCCATCCGGTTGGCTTAAACCAGCAAGCAAGCTGACAAGTGAAGGTCGGCTGATTGCCGAAGCGCCCGCGCTCGGTTGCGCCAGTGAAAGCCTTCTTCGGGAACCAAGCGTCAATCACCTTGCCGCTCTCAAGTTCAGCTTCAACGTGCCACGCCTTTTCGGTTTCACCGATAATGTCGAACGAAAAACCAGCGCAGCAAAGCGAACCGCCCGAAGTGATAGCGCCTGCGAGGGGGATGGAAACGATAGAACCGATTTGCATATTCACTCTCCTTGCGTTGCCCCTTTTCCCTACGCTGGATGTGGGGTGGTGTCAACGGCCTTTTTTCGTTTACGCCACTTTTCATGTCGCGCCAGTGCTTGCAGGTGTTCGATGCGGGCATTGATGGGCGCGATCTCGGCGCGGTGCCGTGCCTTCATCTCAGCCTTCATAGCTTTGAGTTCATCTAGCGTGTGGTGGGTTAGCATTTGTCTCTCCAATTAATCCGCTCGTTTAATGCCGACAACATCCCCCGGATGATCCTCGAACGTCCACCGGGTTGTTCGTATATCCCACGGCCCGGACGCAACACCGCAGCGCAGTATCACCATCACGCGCTCGCCCCATATGCTTGCCGAAGGGGCGCGGCCACGGGCAGGCGTAAAACCGGGCGGCAAGTCAGGCATTGCGATATTTCCCGCGCTCGATCATATCCGCCGCAGTTTCAATGATATCGGCCTGCAATTCAGCCCTGGCGGTATCATAACCCTCGATGCTCGTAATTACGCCAATGACCTTTGCGGCTTCGGCGCGCAGCCAATCCGCTATCTCCCCATCCCGCGCGGCCAGTTGGGAACGTAGCTGCTCGATCTCGGTGGCGGCTAGTTCGGCAGTCTCCATCAGTGCATCATATCCATCATATTGCGCGATGTGCGCCTTATCTCGCAGCCTGTCCGTAATATCATCCATCACGCCCTCCTAAAATACCTGCGGGCGCGCGAAGTAAGTTTCGCCGTCCAATGTGTGCCCGCCCTTGTTGGCAGAACGTCCGCCGACTTGCTTGAAATTGAACACGCGCCCGAGTTCTGCGCTCTGGCGACGTATCGACCTTGCCCAATTGAGGTTCATGGGCCGCGCGTTCGGGCCGCTCTCGCCGCCCACAATGATCCAGTCAGGCGCGTTGCTGTCTAGAATGATCGGGCCAATGAGAGGTTCAAAGCTGCCAAATGTGAAAGCAGGCCCCAATTCCCGCTTCACTTCCGCAAGCGGAATGCGCCCTCTGTCATATTCCTTTTGATTTACCATCGTGTGCCCTATGGCAACATTGTTAGGCAGGCCGTATGGCGCCATCTTCAGAACATTACCGATACGCTTGGTAAGAAGCAGCCATACAAGATTGGAGGTCTCTGCTATCAGTGCGTAAAGGTCGTGCCGCCAAAGCGGATCGACCTCATTGTCAAACACATCCGCCAGCGACGAGCAGAACACGAAGGCTCCCGGCGTGTCGCGGTTCCACTTGCGCGGCTTGGCCCAATTGCTCGTGCTGGTGCGAACACGCGGCTTGCCTGCGCCCCATTCGACGCGGCCATAACGGGTGTCCATGAGGGCTTCAGCGTAGCAGTTGTCGCAACCGGGGCCGACTTTGGTGCAGCCCATCCACGGATTGAACGTGTGGTCTGCCCATTCAATTTTCGTATTCTCCGCCATCACACTCTCCTACCTGCCGCCCGCTTGTTTGCCTGCGCGATGATATGGCGGCGGCGTTTGGCAGGTCATGCTAAACGCCAGACACGAAGCCCGCCACATTCCATCCGGGTCGTGTAATTACCCCTCCCGAAGTGTTGCGATGCGGAAGCCCTGATTGCGCTAGGGCCGCTGGGCGGAAAAGCCTCCTCAGGAATGAACACGCTTTGCCCCGGCAAGATCATATGCAGGCCATACCGGCCAGCAACTCCAACAGGGGGTGGGATGTTATCCTCTATTTTGAACATAAATTTCCCTTTCCGGGCTTATGTAATTCACCAAAATAATTTTGCAACATTTTTATTTTCAGGCCCCAAGCGCATTCACCTTATTGCGAGCCGTTATCGTTGCCAGAATTGCTTAAGGGCTTTGGCGCGTCCGGCCTCGCGTAATTCAATAGAGAGAGAGGGATTTTCTATATACTCACGCGTAAGCAACGTGGGCAACTTTTGAGGCCAAAACTGGCCGAAAATTCGTTGACAGCGTAGACGGCCCATTCATAAAATCACTCACTTTCCTTAACGGCGTCTGCTATAAGCGCCTTGACCTCATGCCTGCGGACGCGTTCCGCCTCGGCTTTCGCTGCGTATTTTTCGTGAACCTCGGGCCGCACAATCCACTTTTTTGCGTCCTTTCGGGTGGCCTCAGCAGGTTCACACCAGTCAAAGCCGCATAGCGTTTTCATGGCTTCTTCGCGCTTGATCGGATCGGCGTTGCGGTATGCCCTTACGCCGCGCTGTAAGTCGCCCTCGCTGAATTGAACGGTCTTGTGCGCCAATATCCAAGCGCCGACTTCCTTGACCAGATCGTCATATTGCGAGACGCCCAAAGCGTCGATGTAAAACGCCATGCTGTGCCTGCGGATATAAGTCGTCAGGAAAGCCGCTACGCGCCGCGCGGTGCCTTCTGACACCTCTAGGGGGAGGTCGATGCCCAAGGTTTCCACACAATGCCAGATCACGCACAAGCGCACGAACAAGCCATCAAACTTGCCGATATGCGTGGCGAGCTTGCTGTTCATCTGCTCCATGACCAGCACAAACCGATAATGATCGTCAGCTAGTGCCTCCCGCACCGCGCGCGCGCCTTCGCTGAACGTGAGCGGTTGAACCCCGAAAAAATTGCGCGGCGGCTCAAGATTGTGCAGCGCCTCCACCATGTCGCCAAATTCATCCGCAACCGGCGGCGTGGCAATATCCCTGTCGCGCTCGGCCTTTTGCAGCAGAACCGGGATAAATCGCTGGATAAGACCGTCGTCTTGCGCCTCGGAAACCAGCGACCGCAACGGCCCCGGCTGGATGCCGCCAAGCATCGTGACCGAAAGGTTATCAATCAAGAACGACCCGCGCCCGATGCGGTTTACGGCATACTGCCCGCCACCATATGCTTGCAGCCAAAACGAGCGATCCGCACCGCCTGACTTGCCGCCATATTTCTCGATGCGCCCAAAAAACCCGGTCAATTCATCCTGCAAAACCATGATGCCGTTGGGACTATCCTTGCATATTTCTTGCGCGGCCTCTGTGGTGGCGTCCTCAATGCGCAAGCGCGGCGTGGCAGGGCGCGGGTCGCCGGACTTGGGGCCGCCATTATCCTGCCAATCGGCAAGCGCCTTGTTGGCCCCGTAGAGCATCGCAGCGTCCAGTTTCTTGATGCGAGCCACGGTGCGAGCCATCATCGGGCTTTTGCGCGTGGAAGGCGTGCCGATAAGCATAACCCATATGCGGGCGCTCTCCGTCCAGCTTTCATGCTGCTTAGGCTTCAAGACAATGCTGTCCTTGATCGCTACCGAACAAGCCGCCAGTGCGCTCATGGCAAAGCCTGCGGGGTCTGTGCCCATTTGCGCCGCGCTCTCGAATGCAAACCGCTCGATAATCGGCGGCAATAGCCCGCGCGGTAATTCTGGCACCGGGGGAGCGGCCCATAGATCAACCGGGCCGCTATCGCCATCGGGCGCACTTTCCCGCATGGCCTTGGCCTCGGCATAAGCCTTAAGCGCCGCACGAAATGAAGCCGCCACCGCATCCACACCAGCCGCCGCGGCAAGGTCGTTAAAGTCATTGCCGCCATTGGGCAGATCGGGCGGCACGACTACCGGCACATCCAATTCACGGCCAAGCGCCGTCATTCGCGCAGCCGCATTGCCACCATCACTGGCTAGCACGATAGCGCGGCCCTCGGCGTGAAGTTCGCGCGCAAGGCGTTCCATGTTGTTGAGGCTGTAGGCGATGCAAACCTGATCGGGGATAGCCTCATAAATGCTGGCCCCTGTAGCAAAGCCTTCGCACACAATCGTGCGGCCCATGTTAATCCCGATGTAAGCCCTGCCCCCGCCTGTTGGCGCGCCGGGGGTGAATTTCTTGCCGCCATCATCCGCGATGAATTGCACGGAAATTATCTCGCCTGCCGCGTCTAGAATTGGCAAGAGCAACCGCCCGTCGCCATGCTGGCGCGCCATGTGCGGCTCGACCTGTTTGCGAACAAGATAAGGATGATGCGGGTCTGCGCGGCCAGCAGCTTCCCATGTCGCGCGCGCCTCGGCTGTTGCCATATCGCGGCGGATGCGGTCGGCCTCGGCGCGCTGTTCCATGATGACTGCGCGCTGGGCTGCGGCTTCAGGGCTTTCATCGCGGGCATATTGCGCCCCGCCATTTGTGAGCATGGCAACGGCCTCGCTTGGCGAGACTTTTTGATAGTCGCGGATGAAGTCAACAATGTCTCCCCGCCAACCGCAGCCATAGCAATAAGCAAATTGCTTGTCGGGAATGACGTAAAAGCTAGGCGTCTTCTCGTCATGGAAAGGGCAGCAAGCCTTCCATTCGCGGCCTGACTTTTGCAGCTTTATCGCCTGCCCGATAATGTCAGCTATCGGGTTGGCCTGCTTGATCGCGTCCCAGTTCATTGGGCGCGCTCCTGTAGAATTGCCTTAATCTGAAACACGCGAAGCTCAGGGATTGTATCGCCCCATTTTGATACTGCCTGCTCGGTAACGCCTATCGCCTCGGCCAGCGCGCGCGCCGTGCCGAATGCCTCTATCGCTTCGTTCTTTGTCATTTTTCACCTTTTGGCTAAACCGGGGTTGACTTAACCCAGCTTTAGGCCCTAAGCAACCCCTGCCGCTGTTGATTGGTGTCGCGGCCACCGCCCTCAATGCAGGAGAATGAGCATGAGCCTACTGGCGACTATTGCAAAGCCAGCGCCTCGCCCGCCGATCATTACGATCGTTGGTGAGGCCGGCACCGGCAAGACCAGCCTTGCCGCAACCTTTCCCAAGCCAATCTTTATCCGCGCCGAGGATGGCGTGGGCCGCATCAGCCGCAAGATTGGCGCGCCTGATGCCTTTCCGCCTGTCAGCAACGGCGAAGAATTGTTCGAACAGCTTATCGCGCTGGCGACTGAGGATCACGATTATTCGACACTCGTGATTGATAGCGTGACAAAGCTGGAGGAAATCTTCACCCGCGACATTCTGGAAAAGGATGGCAGGGCAAAAACCCTTGCAACGGCGTTCGGCGGCTATGGTGCGGGGTATCAGGCGCTTGCATCAATGCACGGGCGCGTCCGCAAAGCGGCGGGTGTGCTGAACACGAAAAAGGCAATGGCGGTTATCTTTATCGCTCATGCCGACCTGGAAACCATGCGCCTGCCCGACAAGGACGACTACCAGCGCCACAGTCTGCGGCTCAACAGCAAGAGCATTTCGCACTACGTTGACGATGTGGATGTGGTTGGTTTCGTGCGGCTTGCGGCGGCGCTGCGCGGCGATGAAGGCGAACGCAAGAAAGTCGTTAGCAATGGCGACCGTGAGTTCGTTTGCCATGCCACCGCTGCGAGCGTCAGCAAGAACGGGCTGGGCATTAACGAGCCACTGCCATTCATTGAAGGCACAAACCCGCTTGCCGATGCGCTGGGCATTACGGCGCGCGTCAAGGCAACCAAAGCCGAAAAGGCTGAAACTATGGAGAATGCAGAATGAGCTTCTGGGCAACATCGACCGGCGAAAACCTCGCCGCGCAATCGAAGGAACAGGCGGCGGCTTACACCCCGCCTGAAGGCGGCAACCTTGAGCCGATCCCCGGCAAGTCGAAGGTGCGCGCCTACGTCAAGGAAGCGGGCTGGGATAAGAACGACAAGGGCGACCGCTACATCAAGCTGCGCTGGGATGTAACCAAGCCGGACACTTATGCGCGGCGCGTAATTTTTCAAAAAGCGTGGGTGAAGGACCCGGACCCCAATGCCAAAAACCCGACGGACAAGCGCGATAAAGCGCTCCGTATGTTGGCGAAGATCGACGCTTTGGCTGGCGGGCGACTTGCAGCGAAGGGAACTGAGCCATCGGATGATGAATTGCTTATTGCTCTAGCGAATAAAGAGATGGTTATCGCTGTCGAGCTTTGGGAGATGAAGGGCAGCGACGGCAATGTCATTACTGGGAATTGGATTAGGGACGTTTACCCGCTTGAAGGCACCGCGCTTGTGATTGGTGAGGCCAAGGCGAAAGTGGATGATAGCCCGCGCGACTTGGGCGACGAAATTCCCTTCTGACGAATGCTTACGCGGGCGGTTCCTCCCCCGCGTTGACCCCCGATGGCGGGCCGGGGCCGCGTAAGTAGCCCGCCACTTGACTTAATGCTGCACGGATTTAGTGTAGTTGACGCGCGGCTAGACCGGCCAGTCGAAAAGAGGGATACCCTCCTCCTGCCGCGCTTTCATATGGGTCAACCGGAGGGCGGTTCGATGCAGATCATCACGCGACAAGAAGCCAAAGCCAAGGGCCTTAAGCATTACTACACGGGCAAACCGTGCAAGCGCGGTCATGTTTACAAAAGGTTTGTGAGTACCTGCTTATGCGTAAAGTGCGCTAAACTTTTTGCGCGCCCCTCAAAGGGGATAAAGGCAACATATCATCCTTTTTGCAAAATTGTGAATGACGCGCTGGCCTCCACCGACAGAAAAGAATTTAGGATAAAATACAACAAATCTTACATGGCCGCATCTAAACGCGGAATTTTGGACCTGTTAACAAAAAGAATGCCTCCCCCGCAGACTAGAGGAAAGTGGGACCGGCGCGCAATCTTGGTTTGTGCGGCGAAATACAGAATGGCATCTGACTGGTGCTCAGATCACCCCGGAGCCTACGATGCGGCACAAAGGCTCGGCATTTTATCTGAGGCAACTGCCCACATGGAGCGCGATCTTTCAGACTATGACGCTGTTTACATTTGGGGGTGCAAGTCCGGAAACGAATGGCTTTGCAAAGTAGGGGTTACGTCCGTTCGACTAGGATATGAAAGGATAAAATCAGTTTCCAAAAAATCAGGCATAGCTTGTGAGTTCGCGATTATCGCAAAGTCAAAAAACGCTTTGCAAGCCGAAGCATTATTGAAAAAAATCGGGAAACAAGCGGGGTTTGGAGGCTTCAACGGTTCGACAGAGTTTAGGCTCTTAAATGCGAAAAATCTTAAAAACGCAAACGAGGTGATTTATGAGTATGCAGATACAGCAACGCACTAAAGAGTGGCATCAAGCCCGAACCGGACGGATTACCGCTAGCCGCGTCGGTGCTATTCTGGGGAATAGTCCGTTTCGCACGCGCGCCGACGTAATGCGAGAAATGGTGCGCGAGGCGCTAGGGGCTGAAAGCGAATTTCAAGACAATGTGGCCGTGCGCTGGGGGCGGGACAATGAGGATGGTGCGCTTTTGGACTTCCGGCTTGATACCGGCCTTGCAGTGGAGCCGATTGGCTTTGTCACGCTAGAAGACTGGGCTGGCGTTAGCCCGGACGGCTTCACATCCGATGGCGGTGGAGTAGAACAGAAGTGCCCTTACTCGCTGCGCGCGGCTGTTGCGCCTGTTCCGTTCAAAACATTGGCAGAGCAGCCGCATTATCGCGATCAGGTGCAATTCAGCCTTTATGTCACCGGCAAGCCGCATTGGTATTTTTCGCAATGGTGCCCCGCCGGAACGAAAGTCGAAAAGGAATTGCCTTGCAAGGATTGGCAAAATCAGAATTTGCCGATTCTAAGGCAATTTTTTTCCGAATTCCTCGATGAAGTCGCCGGCAACGCCGCCGAGCATTTGGCCCCCAAGCGCGTGGAGATTGACACGCCGGAGGCGCACAAGATGGTGGCCGAATGGGATGAACTGCGCGAACAGATTGCCAACGCGCAGGAGCGCCAGCGTGACTTACTGGACGCTATCGTAGATATGGCAGGCGGCAAGGATGCGCTGTTTGCAGGGCGCAAGCTGACTTGCGTGGAGCGCGAGGGCGCAGTGGCCTATGCGAAGGTTGTGAAGGAGCACCTGCCGACGCTCGACCTTAGCGGCTATCGTGGGAAGGCTTCGCGGTTTTGGAGGTTGGGGTGATGTTAGACTGCGCGCATGGTATCCCGATGAATTTATTGTGTGGCGTATGTGAGGAGCAAGCAATGAACATTGAAGAAACTCTTGAAGAACGCGGCAGCCGCTACGGTTCGTTTAATGAACACGCTCGTATCACGCAAAACATAAAATCCGCTATGGCGGATAGTCCTAATTGGACAGCGTTGCCACATGACATGAAGGAGGCGCTTGAGATGGTGGCGCACAAGGTGGGGCGCATCCTAAATGGTGATCCGAATTATCACGACAGTTGGCATGATATTATCGGCTACACAAAACTAGTGGCAGACAGATTGCCCCGATG